GTCGTGGAGATACAGTAACTTTTAATCAGGATGATGTAAGTAATGATGGTCATCCTATTCTAATAACAGATTTTGCGGGAGAAACAAATTTACAAGGTTGGCATGCAACTAGTCAAACTTTGTATGATCAAGATGTTTTATATGAAAGAGGTGTCAAATATTATATTAATAATGCTCAGGTAACATACGCACAATATATTGCGAATTTTGATGCTGCTACTAATAGGAAACTTGAAATAACAATTCCTTGGTTTGCTCCTAATAATCTTCATTACTTCTGTTATTACCATGCGAACATGGGTAACAAGACTAATATTCTATATTATCCAGAAGGTACGTTTATTCAAGATTACATTTATGAAGCTGCACTTGGAGATTTAGATGAGAATAATGGTAGGTATTGTTCCACTCCTGAATATCCTAATGGAACTTATGCTTACTTCTTAACTATAGCAAGTGGAGGAGAACCTCAATATCCATATTGTATTGGTGATAGTTTCTACAGTATACCTACTAAGTTTGGATCTGATACACCTCCAGTTCAACCAGAAGTACCTTCAGGTGCTAGAGCAGAAGCAATTTTAAGTGAGGCAAATCCTGGACAACTGGAATATGTTAAAATGATTTCTGGTGGAGATGGATATTTTGGAGATGCTAGAGTAGATATTTTAGGTGGAGAAGGTACTGGTGCTAGTGCTACTCCTGTTACTAAATCTATTAGTGGTCTTTCATTAGAATCATCAGGATCAGGATATCTTTCACCTCCTACTCTCTTCTTCCAAGGTGGTGGTGGACAAGGTGCAGAAGGGGTTGCAGATGTTGATTATTCTGGTATTCTTACTAGTATAAACGTTGTTAACCCAGGTAGATTTTATCAAGACCCACCATATGTCTACATTCAAGGTGGTGGTGGAGTTGGTGCAAAAGCAACTGCAAGAATTGAACAAGGTGAAGTTGTAGGTATTGATATTACTGATCCAGGTAGAGGTTATACTTCAGCACCTAATATTATATTCACTAAACTAGTTAATGTAAAAAGAAAGGTTAGAAATCGTCAATCTTATAATGCTTCTAGTTTCTTCATTACTGGTCTTCAGAAATCTTTGGATACTAATACTGAAGAAGTTGTTGTAAAATCTACAGGAGCATTTCCTGGCTCTGGTAGGTTTATGATTGGTAGAGAGATTATTGAATATACCAGTAAAGATGCCAAGAGATTTTTAGGATGTACTAGAGGTACTAATTTTAGATTTGACCAAAGAGTTATAGTTGATGGTATTCAGAACGTTGATGGTGTATCAACATATGAATTTAACGTTGGAGATAGGTTAGTTCGTAAGGTTGAAAGTGCAAGTAATAAGATTGCAGTTGTATATGACTGGAACCCAGTTAACAGAGAACTATTAATTGTATTCCAAGTTGATGAGTTGGCATTCATTGATGCTGGTGTTCCATCAACTAGTGTTAGAACAGTTGCATTTGATGGTGGTACACCTGGTGCTTCAACAAGTACAGAATTGCCACATAATATTATTGATTCTATTGGCGATAATATTGTGGTTTATCAGTTAACTTTGACTGATAAAAAGTTTGAAGATGACGCAGAGGCATCAGGTGCAGGTGATGGAATACCTGATGTTTTCAATACAGGAACCGACTTTGCTGATCAAATTAACCTTGATGGTGGTATACATAATTCATTATACGGTATTGAAGAAACCGTTGGTGGACAGAATACTACTATATTTGCGATAGGTGATCAGGTTAAAGATGCTTCAATTCCCTTTAAGTATTCAACTATTGAATCTGCTGGAGCATTGAGAGATGGAATTGAACACACTGCTAGAATACGAGTAACACTATCAAGTCTTGATACTAATAGTATCTCTTACGTTGTAGGTGAGACTGTAACAGGACAGAACTCTAATATTCAGGCAACTGTGGAATCATGGGAACAGGCAACTAGAACGTTAGTTCTAATTAACCCAATTCCATATTTTACAAATAATGTTAACTTAGGAATACAAGGATACTTCTATGAGTTTTCTGCTGATTCCACTGTGACACAGGTTCGTGTCCTAGATCCAGGACTTGATTATACTGCAACTCCTACTGTTGCAATTGAAAATAGTGGGGAGATTGTGGCACAAGCAGTTGTTAATATGACATCTGACGGTGACCAAGTTGGATCATTAACTGTAACTAACGGCGGTTATGGTTATAAAAAAGAAGTTACAGCAGGTACATTACATCCTACTGTTACCTTCACAAACGCAGGTATTGATACTACAGGAAGTGGTGCAGTTGCTGAGGTTATTCTCGGTGGTGAGAAGCTCGTTGGTACGGGTGGTGCTTCTTGGAGAATAGAAAGTATATCGTACGATACAAGCATCCGCGACAACTAGCATAAATAAAACTGGAGGATTAACTCTTAGACCATGGCAGCACTACTAACTGACCAGTTCAGAATATTTACAGCACAGAAATTTATAAAGTCACTGGAAGGACCAGATCCTCTGGCAAGTGATACAACTGCTGGTGACGATAGAGATCGTCTTTATATCTTTATTGGTCGTCCCCAAGAATGGGACAACGAAAACTCACCACCACAAGCAGTTGATTCGTTTGACGAATTTTCGGATGCCTACGATGATATGATGTCATTGAAGCGTGTTCTTGCTGCCGACACGATTCAAGTTGTACGTCGTATTGACTGGATTCCCCCAGAGCAAACTACTGGTGGTTTGGGTTATACTTATGACATGTATCGTCATGACTATTCACCAACTAACACAGCATCATCTGGTGCTACCAAGTTGTATGACTCTGATTTCTATGTCGTTAACTCCAATTACCAAGTATATAAGTGCATTTACAACGGTACTAGTCCTTCTGACCCTAATGGTAAGCCTTCTACCGTTGAACCTACTGGTACTTCTACATCCATTATCACCACTTCCGATGGTTATAGGTGGAAGTATATGTATACTATTCCTGTTGCACAGGTTCTAAAGTTTTTCTCTGCTGATTACATGCCTGTATTCAGTGATGCATCAGTTACATCAAACGCTGTTGCTGGAGAGATTGATACTGTTATTATTACTTCTTCTGGTTCTGGTTACAACAATGGTACATACGATAATGTTGCTATTGCTGGAGATGGAACTGGTGGACGTGTTTCCATAGTTGTTGATGGTGGTCGTGTTATATCTGCTACTGTAACATCTGGTGGTACTGGATATTCATTCGGTAAAGTAACAGTTGACGCTATTTCTGGTATTGGTACTGGAACTGGTGGTCAAATAGACGTTATCATTCCACCTCCAGGTGGTCACGGTAAAGACCCAGTAGTTGAAGTGGGTGCATATCGTGTCATGGTAAACGCAAAGCTATCATATGATGAAGGTGCTGGAGACTTCCCGATTGATAACGATTATCGTCGTATTGGTCTTTGCACTAATCCTAAGAAGTATGGTACTACCGAACTTCTTTCTGATTTAACTCTATCTGCTGCAAGAGCAGTTATATTCCCTACAACTTTCCAAGGTAACTTTATCCCTGACGAAACGATTACACAAACTCGTATTGTCGGTGGTCAGTCTGTTACTGCAACTGGTAAAGTTATCTCATGGAATGCAACTACTAAAGTTCTTAAATATTATCAGAATAGAGTAGATGGTATTTTCCCAGCCATTACTGGTTCATTGAACGAGTTTGATGGTTCTAATGCCATACAGGGTTCTTCTTCTGGTGCCTCTGGTGACCCAGATGTGAACTTCCCAGCTGTTCCTAACACTTCTTCTCGTGTTATTAACAATACTGAGTATGATCTCGGTATGAGATTTACCTCTGGTTATGCAAAACCTGAGATAGAATCTAACTCTGGTAACATTATCTACATAGATAATAGACGTACCATTAGTCGTGCTAACGACCAAATTGAAGACATTAAGATCGTCATTGAATTCTAATATAAGTCCCTAAGATGCCACAGAATACCAACCTGAATGTCACGCCGTATTACGACGATTTTGACAAGAGTAAAAATTTCTACAAAGTATTGTTCCGACCAGGATTCCCGATCCAGGCTCGTGAACTTACGACCATGCAATCAATCATGCAGAATCAGATTGAGAACATGGGAACGCACTTCTTTAAAGAAGGTGCGATGGTTATACCTGGTCAAATTGGTTATGACTTAAATGTTCAAGCGATTCTTTTACAACAAAACTTCTTAGGGGCTGACGTTGAGTTGTATAGAGAACAATTGACAGGTAAGTTAATTACTGGTGTTACAACAGGTGTTAAGGCAAAGGTATTATATTCAATCTCATCTGATACTTCTGATAGAGGATACATTACATTATACGTTAAGTACATTGACTCTGCTGACGCAACAAGTACAGAAGATATCAAGACTTTTAAGAATAATGAGCAGTTATTGGCAGATGCTGATATCACTTTTGGTACTACATTGATTGAGCAGGGTTCACCTTTTGCTCAGATGTTACCAGATAATGCAAGTGCTGTTGCTTCTGCTGCATACATCAACGAAGGTGTTTACTTCATTCGTGGATATTTCGTAGATGTTCCTACTGGTTATATTATTCTAGACCAGTACACAAATACTCCATCATATAGAGTAGGACTTGAGGTATCAGAATCTATCATTACCTCTGAAGATGATCCATCTCTAAATGATAATGCTGCTGGTACATCTAACTATTCTGCTCCAGGTGGTCATAGATTTAGAATTAGAACGCAGTTAGTTAAGAAAGCAATAACTGATGACTCGGATAAGAACTTTATAGAATTGTTGCGTCTTAAGAATTCTAAGGTACAGCAGTTTGTAGAACATACAGCATATACAGAACTTGAAAGATCAATGGCACTTCGTACTTACGAAGAGTCTGGAGACTATGCTATTGATACTTTTGATATCACTATGCGTGAGCATAAGGATGATGGATTTAATAATGGTGTATATCAAGCAGATGAATCTTCCCCTGTTGGATTACTTGCATCAGAAAGTCATGTTGCTGCTGAAGTTTCACCAGGTAAAGCGTATGTAAAAGGGTATAGAACTGAAACTCTATCACCAACATATGTTGATATTCCAAAAGCAAGAGATACTAAGTCAGTTCAAAATACAATTATTCCTTTTGAATTAGCACAGTCAGTTCTTGTTACTAATCTCTACGGTTGGCCATTATTGACAGGACCTAACGTAACTTATAACTATCAAGTACTTGAGTTGCGTGATGATTGGAATGCTGCTGGTGAAGGTACACCTCAAGGTAATATCATTGGTTTTGCAAGATGTGCTCAGTTAAGTAACAATCTTACTAATGGTGGTATTGCTGGTGCACAGGAAGGTCATGAGTTGCACATTTTTGACGTGCAAATGTACACGGTGTTGAATACTGCTGCTGATGTATCTGCCACTCTTAATGAGACTGGAATGATAGTTAGAGGTGCTTCTTCAGGTGCTATTGGTTCTATTCGTGCTATTAATACAACTACTATTCAATTAACTGATGTTAAAGGTACTTTCCGTCAAGGTGAGCAAATTGAATTAGATGGAGTTGCATTAACATCTATTAGTGCTCTTTGGTCTTTTGAATTTACTGATACTCGTTCTGTTGTAGGACGTGCAGATTTAGCATTAAACTCAGCTGTTGTATTTACAGCAGATTTACTATTGAATACTGTTGAGTTTATTGAAGGTACAAAGCATAATGTTGTATTGACAGGTAGTTTACCTAATACAAAATTGACTGGATCAACATCAAACTATGCTTCTGATGTACGTCCAGGAGAAGTATTATCTGTAGGTATGTCTGATCAGTTTGGTAATAATACAATGAGAGTATTACCAGTTAATCAATCAGATCTCAACATAACATCTGCAAATAAGAATAGTGGAACCAATGTAATCTATGGTACTCCAGCAACTCAGACAGTATTGTTAGATAATAGTAAGACTGTAGGTTCTGTTACTGATGCTGATTATGATAGAGTAGGAAGATTACGTCCTAGAGTATTCCTTAAGAACTATCAGAATGGTAACCTTACCATTGACATGCCGAAGGAATCTATTAAGTCAATTTCTGACGAATCCTTCACAGTTTATAGAACTTATAATGCTCAAAGTATTAACAATGGTGGTACAACAATTACTCTTGGTGAGAATGAGCAGTTTGAAACATTCTCTAATGATAACTTTGTAGTAACCATTGACACAGGTGGTGGTAGTAACAACGACTATGCTGGACCAGGTACAAAGATTGATATGGAAGCTGCTGTTAATGCAGGTACTATTGCGATTTCATTCGGTGCAGATAGACAGACTGCTACATTAACATCTCCAGGTGCTGCTGGTACTGGACTTAAGAGTATTACTTCTATTAAAGCCACAGTTGCACTATCTAAGTCTGTAGTACAACGTAAGATTAAAACTGCATCTAAGATGCAATGTTTAGCAGTTAATAAGACTAGAACTAAGCAAGATCAACAGTTATTTGGATTAGGTTATAGTAACAAGTATGGAACTCGTATTGAAGATGAGGAAATTACATTTGGTCTAAATGATGTTTATAAGATCCATGCAGTATATGAATCACTAGATGGTGAAGCTGCTAAGGTTCCTTATGTAACTTTAGTTGAAACAGCATTCTTTGCTACTGGTACTTTAGTTGAAGGTGGTACATCTGGTGCTCGTGCTAGAGTTGTAGACTTTGTATCATCAGCTTTAAAATTATATCTGGTCGTTCTTGATGGTGAATTTATACCTGGCGAACTTATAACAGGTGTCAATAGTAATGAAGAAGCAATATCCGCATTTGTTTCTGATGCTGATGGGGCAATTGAAGTAGGTTCTACTAATATTACTGTTCAATTTAACCTACAACCAGGACAAGATTCTTATTTCTATGATGTATCAAGACTTGTTCGTGGAAAGGCGTATTCACAACCAAGACATCAATTAGCGATTGTATTTGACTACTTCAAGCATGAGTCTTCAGGAGACTACTTTAATGCTCAGTCATATGTTGGCATCTCTTATTCTGAGATTCCAGATTGGAAACCTGAAGGTGGTATTATGTTCTTGCGTGATACTATTGATTTCAGACCAGGTGTTAAAGAACTTGCTAGTGGATCTGGTACAGTAGGTAATCCTTATTATGTAACTTGTACTTGTTTTGACTTTGAATCTCGTGTCTTTGACTCTACTTCTACTGTCTTTGACATAATGGATACTGGCACATCATTCCGATGTGACTTTGATTATTATCTACCAAGAATTGATAAACTATTCTTGACACATGATGGACAGTTCCAGTTAGTTCAAGGTAAGTCAGCCGAAGAACCTCAAGAACCTGACCATATGGATGCAGCAATGCTTATGGCAGTTATTGAGCATAAACCATTTTGCTATGATCCAGAAAGAGATATTCTAGTAGAGACTGAAAATAATAGACGTTACACAATGCGTGACATTGGTAACATTGAAACTCGCTTGGATAACGTTGAGTACTATACTTCACTATCTCTTTTAGAAACTGAGACACAGAATGCTACTACTTACGATGAGGATGGTTTAAACAGATTTAAGAATGGTTATGTTGTAGATGATTTCACTGATCATACTATTGGTGATATTTTGAATGAAGATTATAAAGCATCTATTGATATTGAAAATGGTTATCTAAGACCTTCTCACTATACTAATAACTGTCCATTAGAATGTAATTTCAGTACATCAAGTGGTATAGCATTAACTCCTTATGATCCTGACGATCCTGATGAGTCATTAGTTGTTACTCTTCCTTATGAGAATGAAGCAATTATTGAACAACCATATGCTTCAAGACTTGAGAACGTAAACCCATTTAACGTTTTCACATTCATTGGGCGTGTTGACCTTCTTCCATCATCTGATGACTGGGTTGACATTAAACGTTTACCTGCTCGTATTGAGAACGTTGAAGGTGACTTCTCACAAGTAGCAAGAGATCTTAACGTTGATAAGAATGGATTCTCTCCTACTCAATGGACTGGATGGACAACTAACTGGACTGGTGAAAAACTAAGATCTAGTCGTAACTATCGTTCTAGAACAAACCTAGGTGGTGGTCGTAGATTAGGTAGATTGGGTCACGCAGGTCGTCGTCAAGGTTTATTCTATGTTCACCAACGTCGTGAATTTACAGTTACTAACAACCAAACTCGTTTAGGTATTAGAACTCGTGTTGTACCTAAGATTGTAAGAAGATCTCAAGGTGATACTATTCTATCACAAACTAATATTCCTTGGATGAGATCCAGAAATATTCGTTATACTATTACTCGTGCTAAGCCTAAGACAAGAATGTATGCATTCTTTGATAAGAAGAAGATTACTAATTACATTACTCCTAAGCTTATTGAGTTGGTTAAGAACTCAACTGAGGATGCTAGAACAAATGAAACTCCATTTGTTGTTGGTGAGATTGTTAAAGGTATGACTTCAAACTGTCGTTTGAGTGTTTTAAGACCTAACAGTGTATATGACAGTAACCCATATTCAACAAATGATGATCCCTTACCAACATCATATTCATCTCAAACACCATTGTTAAATCACAATGCTGCAAAGATGGCGAAACTTACCAACAATAAAGCAAGAGGTAACATTGCTGTTGGTGAAGTATTAGTTGGTTTGACTTCTGGTGCTCGTGCTGTTGTTAAAGATCGTCGTCTTATTACTGATAAGCGTGGATATGCTAGAGGATGTTTCTTTATTCCACCTCCAGTTAAAGATGTAAACCCACGTTGGGCAACTGGTATTAGAACAATTAGATTCACATCTAGTGAAAAGAACTCAATGACACCAGGTACAGTTGATTCTTCTGCTGAAACAAACTTTACAGCAAGAGGTACTTTAACTACTGTACAAGAAACTATTCACTCAGTTCGTGACGCTCAAGTCGTTATGGATACTGTAACAGATACTCGTACTGTTACATCTACTAGAACTGAGGTTAGACAGATTGGTTGGTATGACCCTCTTGCACAATCATTCCTTGTTGATACTGAGGGTGGTGTATTCCTAACTGGTGTTGATATTTACTTTGGAAGTAAGGATGATGCTATTCCTATCTCTATGCAGATTCGTTCTATGGAGAATGGTTATCCTTCTAAAGTCATCTTACCTTTCTCTGACGTTAGTTTAAACCCAGAGGATGTTGAGATATCTGATAATGCTGCTATACCTACAAGGTTTACATTCCAAGCACCTGTTTATATTAAACAGTCAATTGAATATTGTTTCGTTCTATTATCTGACTCTAATGAATATACAGTCTGGATTTCCAGAATGGGTGATATAGAAATTGGTGGAGATAGAACTATATCTGAACAGCCTTACTCTGGTGCGTTATTCAAATCACAGAACGCATCTACATGGACTGCTGATCAGTATGAAGATTGTAAGTTTACAATTTACCGTGCTGTGTTTGATACAACTGCTGGTGGAGTTGTTAAATTTGAAAATGCTGAACTTGGAATTGCAAATGCTGGTTCACATACTCTAGTTGAAAACCCAATTCAAACATTGAAACCACAGCAGGTTCTAACACTTGCTACTGGTACAAACTATACTATATCAGTCGGTGCTCGTCTCTATCAAGAAACTACACTTGCTGAAGCGACTGTTACAGCATTCAACAGTACAACTGATCCAGATACAATTACTATTACTTCTATTAAGGGAACTTGGTTAGCAGGTTCATTAGATAATAATGGTAATACTGTACAAGGTCTTGTTTCTTCTGCTGCGACTGCTACATTATATCTAACACATCCTGTTACAGGTTCATTTACTGTTCCTGATACTTCCGATCCAAATAATCCTATTGAAGGTGGATGGGTTGTAGGATCTTCTAGTGGTACTAGAGCACAGATTACAGGATTTACTGAGGGTTCATCTGGTGTTCCTTCAGAACTAACAGTTCGTTATGTTAGTGGTGTATTTGATCCTTCTCAAGATCAGATAGACCAAGAGAATAGTACTGCTGCTGGTGCATTTGATACTGGACACAGTAGTGGTGGTGTTACTGCTGCTGGTGATAGTGTTAATGCTTATCCAGTTGCACAACCAACTTATAATAATGAAGAGCGTGAGTGTTGGGTTTATCATCAAAACCATGGTATGCATGACAGACAAAATAACGTTGAAATTGAAGGCATTATGTCTGAGATCTCACCAACTGTTTTGACTGCTGCTCTTGCTGCTGATGCACTTTCAATTAGTGTTGAATCTGCTGCGGGATTCCATACCGTTGTTAATGGTGTTGCAATTTCATCAAGTAATCCAGGTTATCTGAAGATTGAAGATGAGGTTATTCAATACAGTGCAATTTCTCAAGATGGTAAAACTATAACAATTCCTACTCTATCTGCTAGAGGTGTAGATGGCACTACTGCTGCTGCACATGCTAATGCAGAACCAGTATTCTGTTATAATATTGATGGTATTCCTCTAACAGAAATTAATAAGGTTCACACATCAATCTCTTGTCCTACTATGGACACCTATATGCTTCACTTAAATTCTGTTGCTACTGATGGTATCAGAGCAGGTGGATTTGCAGGTGTTGCAACTCAGAACTTACCGTTTGAGACATTGACACCTAACATGAAGACTATGGTTCTACCTAAGACAGAAATTCGTGCTAGATGTAATACTGTTACTGCTACTTCCATGAATGATGGTAAGGCAGCAAACATGACTCAGCAGTCATTCATTAATGATGGGGTGTTTGAAGATATTATTCTAAATGAACAGAATGTATTCCCAACTCCTCGTATGATTTGTTCTAAACTTAATGAAGATAATGAGTTAAGTGGTAATAAGTCATTCACTATGGAATTAATTCTAACTAGTGAATCTGATAATGTATCACCTGTTGTTGACCTTGATCGTTCTTCTTTGATTACTACATCAAATAGAATCAACAATCTTGTGGGTACAAGCACTGGTGGATCTGGTTATTTGATGGAAACTGGAACCTCTGGATTCCAGACTAATAATGACTGGTCAACCCTAGCAAAGGGTGATCCAAATGAGGCTATATACATTACACGTCTGGTTAAACTTGCTACTAAAGCAACTGCCTTAACTGTGTCCTTCGCTGCTAGTAGACATCCTGATACTACTATTGGTATCTACTATAAGGTTAATCCTGTTGGATCAACTGGAAGTTTAGATGAGCAACAGTGGATCAATATGGGTTATCAAACAAATTATAACTCAACTGCTACAGAAGAGGAACTCTGGAAAGATTATGAATACGAAGTAAAAGGTTTGAACTTTAATGCAATGCAAATTAAAATTGTTATGCGTTCAACAAACCAGTCTCGCGTTCCTTTAATCTCTGACTTCCGTGCTATTGCCCTTGCAAAATAATGAATGACGATTTTTCAGCATTTACTGAAGAACTTATCCCTGTTGAAGGGGAAGACGGTTGGTATCGTGACCCTGTTTCTGGTGCAGTTCTTAACTGCAACACACAAAAATACGATGAATACATAGCTCAATACGAAGCCCGACAGGCTAAGAAAAAAGATTTTAACACTTTACAGAATGATGTTGACGTGCTAAAATCTGATATAGGCGATGTAAAAGACCTCTTGAAACTCCTACTTAATAAACAAAATGACAGTTGAAAAAACTACTCCAAGTGAATTGAAATCCCAATTTACTGAGAGATTGCAAAAATTGGTTGCTGAAAATCAACAGATTGCAGCAAAAATGCGTGATAATGAACAACAAATCCTTAAGTTACAAGGAGCAGTTGAAACCCTAGATTACATAACTTCAGATGCACCAGAAGAGACTCCTCCAGAAGTAACAACTGAAGAATAATCGGAGGGGTCAGATGACCCCTTTCTTTATGGTATAAATAAGAATATAGTACCTGTGCCCACTACAGAATATAAACGATGGCAAATAGAATTCAATTAAGACGAGGTGGTGCCCAGGAGTGGGCAAACGAAAACCCTACTCTAGCCCAAGGAGAAATTGGAATAGAACTTGATACCAACCGATTTAAAATTGGTGATGGTGTTAGGGGTTGGAACACGCTGCCTTATGAACGACCTATT